CCTGCTGACCTTGTTCCGCGGCCGCTACCTCCCCCTGGAACTCAAAAGCGGCTCAGGGACGCTCACCGCCGCTCAGGAGGGCATTCCCTGGCCCGTCGTCCGCTCCCTCGACGACGCCTCCGCCGCCCTCGGCATCTCCGTGCGCCCTTCCGACCGCGTGGCGTAAACTGGCGCCGTGAGCGGGTTAGGCGCTATTTAGGGTGATGCCCAGACCGAAAGGCAGCGGCAATCCCGCCAATCTCATCCCCACCGTGCCCGGTAAACGTGGACCGGGCGGTAACGGCACAGGCCGTCGCAAAGGCAGCAAGAACAAGCTCAGTGTCGAGCGCGTGCAAACTGAAATCGCGCGTATCGCGCTCAGTGATCCGTTACTGCTCTTTACGAAAGCCCACGGCCGACGTCGCACCTTCACGCTGCGCGAGATTGACGCGATGTCCCCGGACATCAGAGCCTGCATCGCCAGCGTCAAGGTGAAGACCGAGAACTTGACCGCGGGCGATGATCGTCAGGACACGACGGTGGAAGTGAAGCTATGGGATAAGATGAAAGCCCTTGAGCTTTGTGCTCGGCATTTCAAGTGGATCAATGATGCTGTGAGTGGTGAGGATCTGGCGGCGCTGGTGGCCACGCTCGATGCGTTCAAAGCGCGGAATCGTGAACGGAAAGACTCTGACTGATGGCCGTCGAACCGCGTGACCTCGAGCGCGAACTCCACGAGATGATCGCCGCGCTCGCCGACGACCCTCTCGAATTCGTGCGGCTCGCCTATCCCTGGAGTCGCGCCGGCACCGAACTCGAAGCCTACGACGGCCCCGATGTGTGGCAGACCGAAGTCCTCGAAGAAATCGGCCGCCAAGTTCGCGCCCATCGCTTCGATGGCGTCCATCCTGTTACGCCGATTCGTCTTGCGGTGAGCTCCGGCCGCGGCATCGGCAAAGGCGCGTTGACCGGCATGATCACCGACTGGATCATGTCCACGCGCCGCAATGCGATCGGCACCGTCACCGCCAACACCAACGACCAGCTCCAAGAGAAAACGTGGGCCGCGATTCGCATCTGGACGAAACGCTGCATTACGTCGCGTTGGTTTGAGATGAACAGCTCCGCGCTCTGGCGGAAAGGGTTTCGTGAAGCCTGGAAGTGCACCCCGACGAGTTGCGCGCCGGAAAATGCGGAAGCGTTCCGTGGGCAACACAACGCAACGAGCACGAGCTTCATCATCTTCGATGAGGCGTCAGGCATCGATGACGCCATCTTTGCCGCGGCCGAGGGCGGGCTGACCGACGGCGAACCGATGATGTTTCTCTTCGGCAATCCGACGCGCAACACCGGCAAATTTCATCGCGTCATCTTCGGCAGCGAGCGCGAGCGGTGGACGACCCGCGTCATCGATGCGCGCACGTGCAAGATGCCGAATCAAGCCTTTATTGCCGAATGGCTCGAGGACCACGGCGAAGAAGGGGACTTCTTTCGCGTGGAAGTGCGCGGGCTGCCGCCGAATGCGGACGAGTATCAATACATCGACCAGGCGCGCATCGTCCAAGCGCAAACCAACAGGCCGTATACCGTGGAGCACGAACCGCTCATCGCGGGCGTCGATGTCAGTGGGGGTGGCGCCGCGATGACCGTGTGCGCCTTCCGGAAAGGCTTCGATGCACGCAGCCTGAAATGGATTACGTTGACCGGCGAGCAAACGATCGCGCACGAGCGGCAACTAGTGGTCGACGTGCTGGCGAATGCGCTGAATGAACACCCCATCACGGCGATGTTCATCGATACGGCGTTCGGGGCGCCGGTGGCCGTGCGGCTGAAAGCGCTCGGGTTTCACAATGTGCATGAAGTGAACTTCGGGGCGCTCACCCCGGAGACGCGGGCGGAAAATTGTCGCGCTGCGATGTGGATGGCGGTGAAAGAGTGGCTGCCGAAAGGCGCGATCGACCAGCAGGATCACCGGCTCGCCGTGGACCTGAAAGGGCCGGGATATCATCTGTCGAAGCGGAACAAGTTGGTGTTGGAGCCGAAAGCGAGTATGCAGGCGCGAGGGCTGGCGAGTCCGGATCGGGCGGATGCGTTGGCGTTGACGTTTGCGATGCCGGTACGGGTACCGCGGCCAGTCAGCACGTCGCGGGTGTCGATGCCGAGCGGGGCTGGTTCGTGGATGGCCTCGTAGCGTAGACTGCGCCGATGACATGGGCAGACGGCATCGTCGTCAGTCTCGCGCTCGTCAATCTCGGGGGCATTGTCTTCTCCATGCTACAGATCCGGCGGGCTGATAGGCGAGCCCTCACGCTCGTGCAGGAACGCGTGGCATTGGAAATCCTCTTGCGCGAGGAGTTCCAGTGCGAAGTGCGCTTTCGACATCAAGGTGACACCATGCATCTAGATTGTCGGCACAGCGATCGGCCGCGTCACGCGGACACACCGTTCACGGTGAACTGATGCAGGTCGTCACCACGACCAATTATCATGGGACCCTGAGTCCGCACACGCCGGCGGCGTATACCGTGCGCTGTCTCGCGTGCCATCAGATTGTGCTGAGCGGGCACGGCGACGTCAACACCGACGATGTCGATCATGCCTGCGCGGACACGACCAGTCAGGTACGCGAATGGGAAATTACGTGGGAAACCCGTCACGATCTTGACAACGATGTCTGACTTACTCTCCGTGCTCGATGCCTTAGTGAATCAGATGGAGCAATGGGTAGAAATAAAGGCTGATGAGCCGCCATCAAATGCTAGTGATTATGCTGAAGGCCTTCATCACGGGATCGTCCACGGGTATAGCGACGCCGTCAACCGCTTTGCCGCTGAACTCGCAAAACTTCGGAATGAATGACGTCGATGCCTGAGCCGACGATAGCCGAACTCCTCGCGTTGTCCCGTGCCGCGCATCAGCGGTATCGCAGCTTCCAACCGGTCTATCAGCACGGACGGGTCGCGGGCGGTGATGCGACGTTAGCGCGACACGCGCTCGCGGACGCGCGCCGGTATCGGCTGGCAGCAGATGCCGCTGATCCCGAGCAGACCGACCCCGCATGGGCGGCGCAGCCGGCGGCGTTTGCGGACCACAAAGACCTGATGCATTTCTATCAACAGGTGCTCGGCGATGCCTGACCACTACCCAGATCGCGAGGAGCGTCCTCGCAAGATTCAAATCGCGCTCGATTGCTTCCGCGTCGGATTAGATGCGATTCGGAAACAACACGAACGTGAAGCGGATGATCTCGCCTTTCAAGATCCTGGGCATCACTGGACGAAAGAAGCCAAAACGCAGCGCGCGGCGCAGACCGTGGCAGGGTTGTCGTTGCCCGAGCGGCCGATGCTCAGCATCCCCACACTCGATCAACCCATCCAACTAGTCTTGAACGCGGAGCGCGCCGCGAATCTCGGCGTGCAGGTCCATGCGCTGAGCGAAGACGCGGAAGACGACACCGCCGAGATGTTGCAAGGGTTGTATCGTGCGATTGAGGTTGACAGTCGCGCGAATCTGGCGCGGACGTGGGGCTATACCCGCGCGGTCCTCGCCGGGCGCGGCGCCTATCGGGTGAACACGCTCTACGATCGGCTCTCTGACCATCCGACCGATCAGAAGATTGTCATTCAGCGGTTGCTCTATCAGGAAAGCGCGGTGTTCGATCCGTTTGCCACGGAGCCGGATTGGTCAGACGGCGAATGGGCCTTTGTCGTGTCCTGGCTGCCGTGGAAACGGTACACCTCGACGTATCCAAAATCGAAGCTGTCTGGCTATAGCGAAGATGATCTGCTTGAGGAAGCGACGCAGACGCCGGGATGGTTACGTGGCGATCGCGAGAGCCGCGCCGTGCTCATCGCCGAGTCTTGGCGTGTGGAGATCACGAACCGTGGCGAGCCGAATGAAACCCGGCGCGTCTTCTGGTCCATCATCAACGCCGTCGAGGAGCTTGAGGCGGAGCAGGAATGGAACGGCCAATACATTCCGCTGATTCCGGTCATCGGGCGCGAACTGATTCCGTTCGATGATGAGCGGCGCTGGGTCGGGATGATTGGCCCGAACAAGGATGCGGCACGACTGTTCGATTACGCAGCGTCGAGCGCCGTCGAGATTGCGGCGCTGGAACCGAAAGCGCCGTTCGACATCGACCCGGAAGAGATTCAGGGCTTCGAGCCGTGGTGGCAACTCGCGAATGTGCGGAACTTTCCCTATCTGCCGCGGCACAAGTTTGCCCCGAATGGGCAGCCGTTCCCGCAAATTATGCGGATTCAGGCGGATACGTCGCGACTCGGGCCGTCGATGCTGCTGTTGCAGCAGGCTCGGGAGTTCATCCATGCCGGCACCGGCGCGTATGAACCGTCGCTGGGGCAAGAGAGCACGCGGGCGAAGTCCGGCCGCGCGATTCTCAGCCTGCAACAGCAGCATGAAGCGGGCAACTCGAACTGGCTGGACAATCTGGCGGAAATCTCACTGACGTATGAAGCCAAAGTCGTGCTGGACTTGATTCCGCGGGTGTATGACCGGCCAGGGCGCATCGAGCGGATTCTGGACCTCGAGAACAAGAAGAAAACCGTCATGCTGAATTGCCCGTTCATGGCCAATGCGAAGGGGCGGCCGCAACGGGTCCAGATCGGCGCGGATGGGCAGCCGATGCTCCCGCAGGGCTGCTCACCGGATCAGGTCAAGCATTACGATCTCGCGAAAGGCCGCTACGGCGTCACGGTGAGCATCGGGAAGGGGTACAAGTCGCGGCTCGAGGAAGGGAACGACCGACTGGGCGCGTTGATCGAAGCGAAGCCTGAGCTGTTCCAGATCATCGGGGACGTGTGGGCGTCGTTCCA